TATTTTATAAAACCTTTCATTTTCATTGTAAAATTCTAATAGGTAAAATATAGCCTTTCCCTTTTTACAACTATCTATAAAACTACTCCTACCAAATCCACTTTTTTCTTTTGAACAATGCTTACACCCAGTTCCATTAAGATGGGTATTAGCTTTCATTATTAGATCTCCATGAATAGGACAGGTAATAGTAATTCTGTTATGAGCACCAGTATATTTAGTTTTACTATAATCAAAGAAGTTATTATGCTTTATTATAACTTTTTCAAGGAATTGTTTTGCATACCTTTCTTTATAAGATTCTTTAGGTATACTTCCACAGGCTTTGCAACCTTTACCATAAAGATGTTCTGATGGCTTTTGTAGGAAAAATCCATGTATTTTGCAACCTACAGATACCTTATCAAAGCAACCTTTATACTCGACTAAGCTATAGTCATACTTTCCTTTATGTTTTTCTGTAGCAGCTTTTATAAACTCCTCTTGAGTATATATCTTATTCTTATGCCCTTTATCCTGTCCACAGATGGAACATCCTTGACCTGCTAAATGAGAATTAGGGGTTTGTTCGAATGTACTCCTATGGGTAAGGCAGTGTATTTTCACTTTATCGTGATTAGTCTTATATTCAACTTGAGAGTAATCATACTTATCACCATGAACTTTTCTAGCCTTTTCAATAAATTCTTCTGTATTTGATCTCCCTATTTTTGCCCTATTTATTTTACTACATTCAGGGCAATTAGCTTTACTAATAAAGCCATGAGGGGTCGTTACAAAGTTACCGTGTTTTTTGCAAGTTATGATTATAGGTTCCTCAGTACTTTTGTACACCACCTTACTGTAATCAAACAATTCCTGACCTCTACGTTCTATAGCCTTTTTGATAAAATCTTCTGTATTCATACTACCTCCTTATTTTTTCTATAAGAGTAGTACGAATAAAAGCAGATAAACTTAAGCCTACTTTTGTAGCAGCTTCTTTCAATTCTTGTTTTAATTCAGTAGTCATTCTAATAATGACATCCTTTTCTTTTATCATATTTGTAGTGTTTGGTACTATTATAAATATAAGTAACTTACACTACAAATTATCTAGTGACAATTAGAATACCTATCTCCAGTTTGTATTGATATTTTTATGGTTACATTTAACCCTATTTGTTCATTGGTTATATCCATAGCTTGTTGGAGTACTTTAACCACTTTATCAACTTTGTCATTAGGCACAATAGAATTCCACTCATCGTGCATTTGAAGTATTGGGTAGTATCCTAATTTTTCTATGTTGAAGCAAAAATTTGAAAACACATAGTCTCCTAAACTTTGATTTCCTGTGCTAAACCTATCTTTGTCATTTCGGAGTGAGTAAAAAATTTTACTTCTGCTGCCATATAACCACATCTGTCCGTCTTTAGTTTGTTTAACTTGATAACTAGCTGCAAGTTCTTTTACAGACCAGTTCCTTTTCCAATAAACATCTAATAATTTTTGAGCTTCCCCTATAGACATTCCTGAATTTCTTGCTAAAGTTTTAGCCGAAACTGAATATACTGCACTGAAATTAACTATTTTAGACTTGCTTCTCACCTCTTTCAAAGAAGACAACTTTGATTTCTCTTCTGGGGTAGGTACATACTTTTCTTTTTCAATTTTTTTATTTATTTCAATATACCAGGTTACGTCTGATTCAGAAATTTTGCCACTTAGCATACCTATATTTAGGTGAGGATCCCAGTCTGGATTTGTTAATATCTCATTAACATAGTCTGGGTCAAAATTATAAATCTCACTAAGTTTAGTGGCATCTTCTAAACCTGATATATCGGCAGACACCCATGTATACCCTTCTGGAGCAAACAGGCAAGCTCTAATATCCTTTGCATATAATTTCTTTACTCCCGGAAGATTAACAACCGTCTTGTGACTTAGCCTGAGTGTATTGGTCCATTTATTTACTCCGGCGTATATGCGATAAGAACCGTCAGGTTGTAACACAGAATCTTTTATAAACCCTTTCAGCAATCCAATCCTGTGACGAATAATCCCTACACTATTTAAGAATTTCAAAGCTGGCTCCTTTGCAAATAAAAGCTTTACACATGGTGCAACTTCTCCTGTCTCCTTATCTTGAACTTGAGGTATTTGTTTAGTTTCATTTGTTTCTTTGTCTCTAACGAAAGACCACTTACTTGGTTGCCAACCTAAAGAATAAAGCCAATCTTTAATTTGACTTACACTACCAGGATTTCCAGGCTTATAGTCAGCGACATATTCTATAGTATCCATATACTCATACTCTCCAGTAACTCCATATTCCTCCTTGAATTGTAACCAATCTTTCCAAGATTTAGTATGTGTTACTCCATCTTTTAAGAATACCTGCTTAGGCCTATTTTTCTTTTTTACTACTTCCGCTTTAGGCATTGCAATAGTAAGTGCCTCTAATTTTACATTTAGTTCTTCGGTTAAAGAGGCTAAAGCTTTAGTGCACAAATCTACATCTAGAGGGATGCCTACTTGTAATTGATGCTCAATTATACGAAGCTTGTCTTGAAGGTAGTTGATTAAATTCCAAGCATTATCTTGCGTTCCATATATTTCAAGTAGTGCTTGTTTTTGCTCTTCCCATAAAATGTGATTGATTCTTGTATCTTTTTCACAACGCATTTTATAAGTTTCAATACCTTCTTTACCTAACTTCCAGTTCTCCACTATCACCTTATTTCCTCCTTGCTCAATTGCATAAGTCTCAAGTGAATGTTTTAGTCTTCTACACTGCAGGTACCAAGATAGGCTGATTGTATCTATAGCCTTACCTTTAGGTTCTATACCTAGTATGTATTTGATTGCAGGTAAATCGTAAAGGGATATATTATGTCCGATATAAATAGCTTCTTCTATTGAAAAGAAGTTTCGCATTTGATCATAATCTGTAATGGATATAACCTTTACTTTCCCTTTGCTATTAACCTTCAAGATACTCAATACATATATTTCAGTTAACCAGTCTTCAGGGTTAGGTGTAGAGTTAGGTAACAGTCCATCTGCCTCTATGTCAATTACGTATGCGTGTTTATCCCAATCTAAATTCATAACTTAAGCTCCCCCTTTTTATTTATCTTTCCGATACTCAGTACGTGTATTTTAGTTACGGTATCTAATAGACCGTCTGCCTCAATATCAAATACATATACGTTGTTTAAATCCATTATATCTTACAATTAAAAACGAATACCAAAAAATATTGGATGCTTTGGGGCACCTTTTATTTCCCTTTTCAATGATGCAATATCTTTAGTGAGTTCTTCTTTAGTATCCTTTAAAGTATCTATTTGTGTTTTCAGATAACTCATCTCTTTATTATAATCTTTAATAGATTCCTTTAATATATTGATTAATGCATTTATCGTTTCATCCGTTACATTTATCACTTCAGATTCTCTATAAGCAGGGTCATACTCTGGGTAACAATAGTGTTTAAATGTTTTCTCCCACAATAATACAGGACCTTTACTTACCTTATTTTCAATTTCTATTAACCTTTCGTGCTCTTCAAAAGGAAGTGTTACTGTTTTCATTATAATTTTACATTAAATTTTTCTTCAAATTCTTTTACTGTTGTTATTGAAGCTCCTAATTTATAAGGCTCCATTTGATAAGCGTCATCCCAGAAATAAATAACTTGGGTTGAATCAAACTTAACTACATGAAGAACTTCATCTTCAAACTCTGTGAGATATCTTTTACATTCTATTGATTGCAACTCTTTCATACTATATTATTTTTTGTGATTCCAAATGTTTCTTTTATCTCTTCCATGTCTATACCTACCCTTGGCAGGATAATAAGAGACTTGGTGCCTTTTATGTTATCGTACTCAATGATGTACTTATCATCAGATGTATAGAACATTACATAGTCCGGTGTCCATACTTCTGATTTAATAGGTACATGAAAACTAGGCTCTGTGTTGTTAGGATATACCTCTAGGTAGTGCTCTACATTATTATTTCCTAATTCAGATCTGGTAATAGAAATGAATGTTATGTTTTTGAGTTGGAAGGTCATAAAATTATTATTGATTGTTTTTGTCCTGACACTACTTTATCTGCTGGTACTACTTCCTCATATACATTAAACCCTAATTTATTTAATAGGAACCATTCTTCTTCATCATTAAACCATTTTTTGAAATCTTCTTTAGATTCAAACACAGATCTAAATTCTCTGAACTTTCTTTGGAATCCTTTACATAGTAAATCTTTTTTCCTTAGATTATACATTAGTACAGGATCATCAGAAAAACCTGGCCTGTGTAATCCAAATCTTCCTGGACAATGGTATAAATGTTCTCTATTTTTAATAAGAGCTTCTCTAATCCTACAGAATTTATCTAATGGTACACATTTCTGCCCCATCCACTCATGACTAATGTTTATTTCATCTAATTTACGTATGATAGGACAGTCTTCATCTTTAGTTCTTTCAAGAAATCGATAAGGACCTTCCTCCCAAAATCCCCCCTTAGCCACTCTGTATAACCTCTTTTTATTATTTCTTTTACACATAACTTTATGTTTGTTTTATTGAATATTAGTGCTACCAAACCCACCTTCTCCGCGTTCTGTCTGGTTTAACTCTTGTACTTCTACGAGTTGAATTCTAGGACAAGGAATGATAAGTAACTGAGCTATTCGATCTCCTTTTTTATAATGAGGTTGAGGATTACCTTCGGAAGTATCCTCTGAGGTATAACATATTTCTTTCAATCTTACTGATATCTCACCTCGGAAATCACTATCGAGGATCCCAATCGAGTTTCCAAGCATCATTCTAGTATTAGTAATACTGCTTCTAGGTGCTATGATTCCTACGTGCTCTTCAGGAACGGAGACTGCCAATCCGGTTTTATATTCGTAGTAATCTCCGTCTACATTATACACCCCATCTGTCGCTGCATATAAATCTAAAGCAGCAGCACCCTCAGATGCATAAATAGGTGTAGGAACTTCTCTTAGTTTTTTAAATTGTACTTTCATTTAATTTATTTTTTATCATTATCGTACGTTAATGAACTCATACATAAGAACCAGCAGATTGCTCCTGCAAGAAGAAATGCACTTCCTATAGAGATAGCTAGAATCTTTAGTAATTTAACTACCCAAGGTTCTATTCCTTTAGGGTTCCAAGCTAGGATTGGCCTAGCTAAATCTGTAATAAGTAAAAGGCAACTTGAGATGCCGGCAAAGAGGAATAAGTAAATCATAAATTAGTGTTTTACAAAGGTTGCATAAAGTTTAGGGGAATCAAACCCATTAATATCCTTTTCTAGGTGTATACCAATAGTCCCCTGCAGTAGCCACCCATCTGCTAATAACTTATTCATTTCAATTTCAAAATCTTCATAACCAGTTTCAAAAACAAATTCTACTTTCATAACGTTTTTTTTTATTTAGAATGCAAAGATAGGGATGTTTTTCAATTCACCAAAATTATTTTTCAATAAAAATCCCCTGCCTGGTTTAGTGGCAAGGGATAGGTTTGGTTGGTTTTAAGTATTGTCATCTATGTATTCGTATCCAGTGATACAAGCCGTTGATTATATTTTGAACTAAGTGATCGTGAGTCATAGAGTTATATCCTTGTAATTTCACATCCATTAACCCCAGAACAAGCCTGAGATGCATAATCTGAAATGTCCTTAAACTCAGGATTTTTTAAGATCTTTCCAAAGTTTACATCCTTGAATTGTCTATTTATTACATCCCATTTATGCATTAGGTGTATATCTTTCAAACAGTACACCATTCTTTGTAAGTCCCCTTTGAAGTAATTTTTAGCAAATTTTTTAGCCCTGCTTATCCAATACTTCTTCAGTAGTACTTGTTCTCTGGTTCCTACTATAGGTAATGATTTGTTTACAACACAATCACAAGCTTCCCATAAGTTCTGATTAAAGTAATGTACTCCGTCTACCACTAACCCTGATGCAAATAGTACCGCTCTCCCATATTGTTCTACAGCCTCTTCAAATGATAATACTGAAGTGAATGGGGCTTGATTAAAGTCCTTATCTCCAAAATCAGATAAGAAACTAACTGCCGTAAATAAATCTCTATTTTCCCATATGTAATCTATTATCTCTTTTTTGTCATCAATGATAACTGTATTGGAAACATTATGATTTACGTTAGGGTATAAACATAAATCCCTGTTAGTACCTTCGTTGACCCAATTGACTTGTACAAGCTTTATCAATTCAAGATGCTTCACACCTTTCATATCTGATTTGTAAAAACCTCCTTTAGGATTCTCTACTGGGACAAATACTACATAATCTGTTTTAGATGCACTCCAGACACTTTCTTCTAATAAGAATGGCATATTTTCAGATAGCCACTTAGCTGTCTCTGCTTCTTTATTTAACTGCATTATTCTAAAATATCTTTCAGAATGTTCTGGGTGTATGCCAGAGGCTGTCTCTAAAATTACAGAAGCATTTCCGCTAGGTTTCACGCATGTAGTTCTTGCAGCTTGATTGATACCTATTATTTGAGCCACCTCTTTGTTTAAATCCTTAACTAGGGTTGCGCCTTTTTTTAATAAGTCTGGATTAAATAACCTAGGGTTATTCATCCAACCTGTTATGGATATACCTAATAGAGATTCTCTTTTAACGATATCTTCAGTTACCTTTCCTAGATAAGGAAAAGATGTGTAGCCTGCTTGTAGTGTACCTAATATTGCAGCATCCTTACAAGCTTTAAGAAACCTCTCATCAGTAGAGCACTTCTCTCCATTAATCTCACACAGATTACAATACATTACTCCGAACCTCTGTTCATTACTGGCTGTGAATTCCAGTAAGTCTTCGTACTTTATAGATTGTAAATCAATACCTAGCCCTTCAATGTAAATAGGTAGTTTTAATATTTCAAAGCCAATTTTGTTACTCACTAAGTGAGGACTCGTCATTTCTGCAAGTCTCTACAGTTTCTTTTGTTATACTGTAAGTTCAGAATACACCACCATCCATTTTGGATGCCTATTGATACTCGTTAGCACCTCGCCATTACGCTTGTGTGTCGGGATTAACTGCTTCCAGCCTTCCCCCGATATTCTAGGTTATTCAAAGTAAGTCTCCTTACTAGGCCGCTACTTTTAACGGATTGAACATATCAAACCAACTATTCGCAAATACGAACCCTATATCATTCATCCCATCATTTAAGTTAACAATACTTTCGAACTGACTCTCTGTCACTAAACTCCTTAGCAGTAGAATTGAGTTGTTACTTCTTGCTCTTTGGGAATTTTCACTAAACCAGTTACCTGTTTTAGCCATTATCATTTCCTCATCATTCGGATCCACAATCATGTTGAGGGCACTTCTCCTAACCATTTATTGGACTATCTCTTAGCTTTTCAGCCACGGATTTCTTGGGGGTATTATTATCTAGTCTATTCAACCCCTAGTCTCTGAACCTTCTTGCTACTATAATGACTTTCACAAGAGTGGTAACGGATAACGTAATAACGCTTCCCCGTTTTAACCCGTTTAGGTGGCATTAGGAATGCACTAACGAAAGTATTTTATCTACCTGATACTGTTTGTGAAAAGGAGATAAAGTATCTTCCGTTAACCAATTAATCAATTTTAATACAGAGTCTTTACTTGACATTTTTAAATCCATACAGTTCTCATCTTTACGAGGGTTTATGAATGATGATACTCCGAATTCTTCATGCAAGAATTTTTGCACATATGATAGTAACGGTAGACTTGTATGTGTGATACCGAAGTTCATCCACACTCTATTTCTATCCTTTCTACGACCACTTGAAAAATGACCATCTGCATCTACTAACCCTCTTAGATAATACTTAAATAAGCTTTTACTTACATTTACACACCTTCTGTCAGCTTTAATACCCAGCACTCCGTATTTTTCAAACACAGGTGAGAATTTAGATGATAGTGGTAATATATAGCTTAAGTTCTTGCTTACTATATTTCTTGTTTTATTTACAGGTAATATACTCCTAATTGTAGAGTCCGGACAGAAATTTTCTGACACCCATTCAATTGTTTTTTTATCATTTGAACTTATAGTCATTTTTGACAACTTCTTATGAGTTCTTTTTGAGAATATACCATCCCCTGCTAAATACCCTACTAAATAGGCTGATTTAGGATCTAATTTGTCAAAGATATTCAATCTGAATTTCTTACTGTTTATTATGTACTCTTCCATAAGGTTTTCCATTTTATGTTATTGATTAATTGAATTTACCACCGGATAAAACTGCATCACTTGCATGACATATTATATCAAAAGCAAGTATAGGTCTTATTGTATCTCCTTCTCTATCTATCCAATTCTCAAGGAGAGTTTCTATTAATGATAAGGACTTTTGTAACCCTTCTGAACCTGGTGCTTTAAACCCTCCAGATATATAAGCTCCTTTAGGTCTTATTAATGAATAATCAAATTTAATCTCATACCCAGCATATTCAGGAAAGGGTTGCTTATCTTTAAAATAAGAAGACATTAAAACCCCTAGTGCATCTGCCCACCCTTCTATACTATCTGGGATCTGAAATGTTTTTGTCCCTTTAGTTCTTTTACTTATTTTACTAAGGTTATTCACAAATGGTTTTAATAAACTTACCCCTACTCCACAACCATTTAAAGCTAGAAAAAATACATCTTGAAATGCCTTATTTCTCATTAGGTGAGTAGAGGAACAATTGTAGATACGCGCGTTACTTCTTTTTATTTGAGGGGCTCTGTACTGAAGATTACGTTGCGAAGCTAATACTAGTTTACTCTTTTGACTTTCTAAGGCACTCTGCAAATAAGGTTCTAACTTATCTAAAACTGTGACATACTTTTCCCTGTGCCCCTGTATGATATCTTCTTGGGCTTCTTCCCAAGTCTCATACCTTTCCAGTAAAGGTTGCCACTTTAAATAGTCTGAATGAAGTTTTAATTCACTTAGAAACTTTTTTCCTTTTGAATTCATGTTCTGTTAATTTTTAATTTTAATTGTTTCCTCCCTTCAATATCGAAGGAGATATAAGTATCAGCAAGCAAGCAATTGTTATGTGTATATTTAAGGTAGTTATAAATCATCTAACTTTTTAAACCTTTTAATCATTCGTTCTTTTGTATCCGGTTTGTTCATATCTACTTCTTCATCAGGATTGTAAGGCTCTGAGTCCAGGACAATGTGACCGTTCTTACGATTGAAAGTGGATTTGAAACAGATGTCATCTTCTCCGTATCTGTTACCCATGATATACCAGATGTTAGTTTTCTTTGCAACTGTAAAGATAATATCTGCAATCATGAACTTCTCGTATGTGCCGGCAAGATGTTGTCCTTTTATCACATCTAACCCTTCTGCTGTTCTGTTTGCCTGTGCAGGAGACATTAAAGGTATATTTAGTATCTCAGCTAGGCCTTTGGCCTCTGTGAAGATATCAGAAGCATCTTCATTCTTATCCTTACGGTTCTTTGGGTTTCCTAATTTCTCTAGGTAGTCAATCACTAAAAATTCAGGGACGAAGTCCTCTTGAGTTTTCATTCTCCGGAGGTGATTTTCAATATGAGAAAGGGTAGTCTTTCCAGGTGGGTACTTTTTGATACGTATCCGGCCTTTTATCTCCATTATCTTGTCACTGATAATTTGTGTATTACCTTTTAGCTGATCTACATCTATTCCGGTAAAGTAAGCATCCAACCTTTTACCTACATAGTCTTCTGAAAGCTCTAGACTATAGTACATTACATTCTTACCTTCTCTGGCTGCTTCGGCTGCTGCTGCTATACATAGCCAGGATTTACCCCCTTTAGGTCCTGATACAGGTACTATAAGATCCCCTCCACCCATACCACCTTGAGTATACTCAGTTAAAGTCTTCCATGGGAATGCGACAGGGTTACGGGCATCTTCTCTGTACCTTGACTCCACATCTTTCTCATAGATGTGTATCTTATCCTTTGGTTTACCGGCTGCTACTGATTTTACAATCAGACTAGCTATTTGATCTGTGTCCATACCTGTATCCAACATGTCTACAGAAGATAGCAATGCTGATTTAACCTTTTGGATTGCACAGAACTTGTGGAACTCTTCTCTGACCCATTCGAAATCTTCAGCTTCACAGTTGTAGGCTTTCTTTACTTCCTCTTTTAAGGCAATCATTAATACCTTATCGGTCAATTTCTTAACTTCGATTACCAGGTATTCGGGTGTAGGGTAAGTGTTGTAGTTTTTGTAGTAGGCAAGAGTCTTATCTATGATCCATCGTTGTGATGCTGACTCAAAGTGGTCAGGGTCGATAATATCGGCCATGTCTTGTAAGAACTCCTTAGACGTAAGTAAACAGTGTATGGCTTTTACTCTGAAGTCGTAGCCATAAAATGAAAGCGATTTTGCAGTCAATTGACATAAATTTTAAATGTTAACGGATGATAAAACTGGTTGTGTAAAATATTAATCAAATAATCCTTGTGATTCTAATATTTTTTCTATCTCTGACCAAGTAGGTAAACCACCTAATTGTCTATCGTCGATATATGTATCTGCGCTGATTTTTCTAGTGTCGTTACCATATTTTTGTATTAGGTCAGGATGGTGTTCATTAAATCTGTGGTATTTTATTCCATGTTTTTCTAAGAACTCTTTAGCTAACTCTGCGGTATCTTCCCATCTACATGTCCATATAATAATGTAGTTACCGGCATCGTACAGTCTATTGACTACCTCTTTGGCACCTTCAATCAATTCTCCGCATTCAGGATAGTTAATTGTGCATAAGGTACCGTCAAAATCACATGCTATAATCTTCTTTCCATTTTCTAATGTCATATAATATTTTCTGTTTGGAGTATAACTCTTACCTTTTCAATCAAGTCCTCAATAGAACTATCATTGATAATGACATAATCCCAGTCTGTAATATGGTCTAGGCTAGTTTCAGATGGGTGAGTGTCTGTTGATACTAACGAAGGTCTTACTACTTTTATAGTGATTCCGTTTCTATCTCTAACAGCTTCTAATTCATTAGGAAAACGTGTATCTGATATTATCCATTTACTAGGGTTATACTCAGACATCTTAGGGGGTTTATATTCTGCTATAAGAGCATTCACCCAAGAGTTAGTATGTAAGCCATCTCGCATTGCGTTGGTGCCTAGTTTTTGAAGAAACTCTCTACCAGTCATTTTAGCTTTAGTATCTGGTCCCTCCCCTTTATTTAAAATGTTTTTATCCCAACACTCAGGTAGTATACTCTCCTTGAACTCTGTGGTGTATAGATATTGCTCATCCATACCTAGTAGAATAGCTGCTACCTTTCTTAAAGGGCCTGCCCATTTCTTGATTTGGTATGGTGATCTGGTAGGCTTTAATACATAATCTCCATTTTCTTTATAAGGTCTTCCAAACTCATCATATTCATACAAAAAAGGTTCAGGAGTTGTTAACTTCTGGATTATTTCAGCTACTGTATCTTTCCCTGAACCTGCATAGCCGCTACAACTGATTAGATTTTTATTCTTCATATTATTCATCATTTTTTAGTAAAAACTTGTTACTGATTACTTTAAAACTTAGGTTATCTTCTATACATCTTAGTACCACTCCTTCTCTTTCGGTGTTCTTATTCAATTTAGATTTACCTTCTGCGTACTTGAGTAGTTCCGGTAATGTGTGATTTAATTCAAACTGTTCTAAAAAGGGGCAACAAGGAATGTTATACTGAGTACATATTTGATAAAATGCATCTTGTGTGAGACGTTTACCATCTATTTGTATATTGAATAGTCTTATCTCATTGGTGGATAGTTTGTATTTATTACCCTGAGGCTTACCTATATATTCTCCTTGTACAACTACATTATTAGTATTAAAATGCTTCACAAGTAAATCAATGTATTGTTTGAAATTAGTGCTGACGAATACTTTGTACCATTCGTTGTCAGTATTAAATAATTCAAATCTTCTGCTGCAGATTCTATACTTACTTTTACTCCATTTCTTTTCATGGATAATAGTTATAGAACTACCATCAAGTTTCTCAGCAGCTACAAACATTTTACCTTTGTGAGTATCAAGTACTCTAGGAATATTTTGTATACGTTCCTCATCTGTAATTGACACTATATCTTTTGGAAACCCGTTCCTATTTACAGTTTTTAAACCTGGGAATAATTTAACTAATACATTATACTTTAGTACATACCACCATTTCTTATACCACACTTTAGGCATCTTAGGTCTAGGTTCTGGTACTTCTTTGTCTTTGGAATATTTCTTAATACCTAATATATCTGTTAGGTCATCACCTTCTTTCCAGACACCTTCGGGGAGAGGTACTATTAACCCTTGACTAATTTGACCACGCAGTTTTATTGTACGTACTCTGAAGCCTCTAGGTCTTAAAAACTCAAACTCTTCTATCTCAGGTACAACAGTGTCTGTCTGAATATAACCCACTAATTGCCCTACTTGGAATTCGTCCTTTTTAACTACAATGTCCCAACCTAAAAGAGTTGCCTTAACTATTGAATCTGCCCCTTCGATTGGGATTAAGGCTGTTATCCTTTCTACGGATGCTAATTTCATACACTTCTATTTTATGTTATTAAAAATATCTAACAATTTACCTATGTTAGGGATGGTATCGTATAACCTATCCTCCGAGTGCAAAGATAGGAACTTCCTGCGATCAAACAAATTTACTTTTGAATTAAATTCTGATAATACTTCTTCTCTATCTTGGTCCGATACATTTACATTATGGAGGTCCATGATTTTAAACATAGTCTCAAGGGTAGATTTACAGAATAGGATTCTATCGTATAAAACACTGTTTGTAGGCTTTTCCTGACATGTTTGGTATATCTCCTGTAAAGATACCTTCTTCGGCTCTTTTAAGGCTGGAAATAGCTTAGGAATAGTCTTTTCTCCTAATCCGTTAATGCCTGCTAAATTATCTGAAGTATCTCCATTCATTGCTTTGAATACAGAGAAGTTTACTGGATGTATATTATACTTTGCTAATACTTCTCTTTCAGTGATGAACTGCTTCTCTTTAGGTTTGTAGATAGTCACATTATCATTTACCAACTGATAGAAGTCCTGGTCTGTAGACATGATGTATGTGTGTGTATCTGGCTCATCTTGTAAGTGTTGAACTAGGATAGCTGCAATATCATCCATCTCCAGATTGGACTTTACAATCATGGTGAGAGGTAAGCAGTTTAGGTAGTCTACTAATCTAAGCAGTTGTCCTTGCTTACTTTCATCTTCTTCTGTCTTTGATTCAAAGATTCCTTTCTTAATGATGGAGGTATTATCTCTATTTGCCTTATAATCTCTACAGAGGTACTTCCTGGATTGTGATCCTTTTTCTCCATCCCATGCCACTATAATTTTAGTAGGTCGTATTTCTCTTACTGCAGATCCTAGACTTGTTAGGAATCCGGTTAGGCCGGATACTAAATGTCCTGTGAAGTTATGTTTGTTAAAGGCTGCGTAAGATCTCAAAAAAGTATTCATACCATCTACGACGAGTATACGATTCTTAGCAGTGAGATGTGGAGGTAGAACTTCGTCTTTATCAAGTGAATCAAATAAATTTAGTAACCGAGAGGAGGCACCCATTAACCTTCTATTTTAAAATGTTCAAATATTTCACTTTGATTTATTGAGTTGAGTATATCTTCAACACCAAAGTAATCAAGTATATCATCCATTCGAAGACTATCTAAAATATCTCCTTTATCTACATCTTTTAGTGATACTGATACTTCATTGTATCCTGATGGATTTATCACTGCCTCAATACAGGTAAGTTGGATATCTATTAGGTTATTCTTTGCCATAATTATTTATTTTAGATTGAGTAATTTATGATACCACTTTTTACCTTTCTCAATAGATAAGTCTTGGAGTGTTTTTAGTAAATGTTCAGTAACTCTATGTAACTTGCCTTGTAACTCTTCTATTTCAGTTTGCTCTATCTTACCAGTTTCAAGCTCTGTTATCTTATTAGTTAACTTTTTTACCTCTTCATCATGCTTACGTATAAGACTATTTATTTCTGAAGTATTAGAATTAGTTAAGTCATGAAGTCTTTCTGTTAGCTTCCTTACCTCAGTCTTTAAAGATAAGATTTCATTTTCATAATTCTTTTCTATCTGATTTCTGATTTCGATCTTAACATCATCAAAATTAACAAACTCAATTTGTCTCTCTTTTATAGATGGGCTAGGGATTACTGTTATAAATCTATCTAGGGTTGTGTTATTAAATGGATCCAATTTTGCTCGATAATTGTTAATAGCATGTCTTATGCCATACTCATCTATCTTGATAAGATAGTCCTCTTTCTTAAGGCCTACGTATTCTGTCAACTTCATCATACGTTTGTCAGAACGTACTTCTTGCAACTCTTTTGTAAGTTCCGTTACCTTAGCTTCTTTTTCTGTTATCTGATTACGGAGGTTATCTACCTCTGCCAGACTTAATGTTACTGTACCTGTTACTAAACTCATATATTGTTTGTTTTAAATTGTTAATTAATCTTCTTCTTGCAAGTCAGGGTGCGAAGATAGGTAATCTGAGTAATACTTCCAAATGAAACCCCCACAAGATTTTCTACGAATACCTTTTATGGCTGCGTAAAGATTGCTCTCTGAAATGCCTAGCTCTCTGGACGCAGCTCTGCCACCCTCATACCATATCTTTATTAACTGATTTGTCTCCATATCAATTTGACATATAATTTCTTTTTCATCATCTTCTGCATACTCCCATTTAAACCCTTTATAGCTAGGTCTTAATCCTTTACATGTTGCAGCAATTCTATTTTTATCCATATGTGGAATATATCTGCATATTTCGGCTGTACTCTCCCAAGTCTTAATTACTTCTAAAGTTTTAAGACATACTTGATTTACTTTTATACTCTGTAATTTTATAATTGTCTTTTCTATCTCAAGTATAGATTTATCAAACTCTGATTTATAGCGAAAATAATACCCAGCTACTTTATGTACTTTTGTATGACAGGCTCCACTAACAGAAGATGGGTGTCTATCTAAGTACTTTGCGGCACTCCTAGTGGAATCAAATTCCATTAATCTTTCTCCAGTTTCACTATACATAACTACTGCTTTACGGGCAGGCTTTCCTATTCTTTCTCTTGTTTCATCAGATACTTTCCTAGGTAAATCCTCAACACCTGGTAATACTAGATTCAAGCCTTTCTTTTTATCTAGTACATTTAACTCCATACCTAATAAGTGTTCCATTTTTAACATCAATTCAAGGTCACCTTCCCATATAACTTCATAAATATGATTCTCAGATCCATACTTTTTTAGTGAATTATATAGTTTTGTTTGTTCGTGGCAATTGCAGTTTTTGTAGTGTTTCCATCTATTTTCTACAGACATAGAAGTACTCCCTACATAAATTCTTCCACTAGGACTCGTTACCTTATAAACCTTCCCTAGACTTTCTTTTTTGGTAATTTTCTTTTGACTTGGCATCTAATCTTGATTTGTTTTTCCAGTAATATTTTTTACTGTACAAACGCTGACGTTCTGCCAATACTTCTTTTGATATCTCTTTCTTAAGCCTTCCCATAAGCATTTGTACTAGTAATAAATATAAACAAACTCAGATTAAAAAATAAGATTAATCTTCTTCAGGTGTGTCATCTACTTCTTTAGATGTTTCTGACTCCTCTACTATCTCAAAATCCCCACTACCTAGTACTGAAAGCCATTCATGTTTATGATCTTTTTTATATTGTTCAATTGCACTAGGGGTATCTTTTATAAATCCGTGCGGAGTTGCAACTACTTTAGTGGTTGTTGTTATACCGTTAAGGTGATTTTTCTCAATTTGACATTTTACTTTCTTACCAAACTCTACTTCCCTTTTATCTTTTACGGCTTTTATCTTAACTACCTGAGATGAGGTAAGTCCCCCAAAAAGAACAACAAGACTAGCATCTGAATATAATGTAAGTCCTCCTTTGTTTCTAAGGATTGGGGGGGAGAACATAGTACCTTTCTCTAGCCATACCTTATTCACTACTACTAAAT